GTGATAACGTTAATAGTTTATTCATAATGTTTTTTTTAGTGATTTACTTCTTTGATTATTGAATTACGAATTAAAGCGCTTAATCTCCGCCGCCGTAAAGTCGCCCTCATGTGAAGCGCCTCCGCCTGTATAGCAACTATACTTTCCGTCCTCTGTAATCTCTTTTATTCGCATTTGCTTATTCGTCTTTATCTCTACGACCAATTCGCCTATACTAAATTCGGTCGGTTGAGCAGGCGATACGTTTTTCTTTGGATCGGTCGAGGAAAGATACTTTTCTTTGATTTCTCTAATGTCGTTCGTCATTCCCCAGATTTTGAAGAATAGAATGATTTGAAGTACGGCGAATAATATCGCGATAAGTCCGAAAAATGTTCCCATGATATTTTGTTTTAAGTTGTAAATAATATATTACCTCTATTTTAAGCTACCTATTAGATTCTTATTGGTATAAGATAAAACACTGTTATGACACGACAAATAAAGATAGTATCAAATATAAAATTAGTGCAAGAAAGAAAAGACCAAAGCAAATATATGAACCTTTTTCGCAGATTAGGAACAATCTTTTCCCATCGGGCATTGTGGGTCTCATCTTCCGATGATACTTTACAGATTCTCCTAGCTCTTTTGCGTAGTTCTCGAAATGAGTACGCTTTTCAAATACTACGCCGTACAAACTTACTCCACCTAATAGGAGTACAAGTACAAGCAATAGAACTGCCAACAGAAAGCAAATACGAATACAAATTGGGTCTGTTTGCTTCACGGGGTTCAAAGCCGCTAGGACTCCTAATAGCGTGGCGGCTATCATTAGAAGATGAGAAAGCCAGTCTTTTAATGATGTATTAACCGCATCAAGTTTATTTAAAACAGATTCGTAAACTTTTCCATAATAACAGAGTTCTTCATCTTCACTATTGAATTGCTCGTGTGGTTCTATTTTTGCTTCCATGATGTTTGTTTTAGTGGTTGATATTTGTTGCGATGAATTAATTTGGTTTATTCATTGGAATCTGCTTTCCATTTTAAAGAAGTCTTCAAAATTTCAGATTCAGAACCATTCCATTCATGCTTATATTGAATAAACATAAATGGAGCATTTGATAGAGTTTTAAATGTGTACGTTCTCATCCTTGACTCTCCGGGGAATAAGTCGTTAAAAAATCCAGTTTGGAAATCTCCTTTGGTGAATAAATTGTAGTACGCCTCAAAACTACCCTCTGGTATTATATCCGATTTAGTATTGTTTTTCAAAGTGTAATCTATCTTGTAATATGTAGTTCCTTGATTGTTGTTTATTATGTCTATTGAGTTCATTGTGACAGTCATATTGTCAGGTGCTAAATATTCTTTCCCAAAATCCAAATAATCAAACTTATCTTCGTCATTGGGGTTATTAGATTCAATAACTCTCCCTGTGTTGTATAAAATCTTATATGTATACTTTACTACTCCATCCACAGTGGTAAGGTCATAGCTTGCTATTATATTGTCTTCTTCAAATGATAAATGTGAACTGTATGAATTATAATAGGGTAACTGTGGATAAAACTTCCAAGTTTTAGTAATGTCAGCCGTATTTCCCTTTGTTATGATTGCATTATTTGCAGAAACAAAGTTTGTTTCGTCTTTCCAGATAGTATTTCCATATGGCAATTCCATCTCTCGTTTTGATTGAATTATATTTCCATTATTTGATATTTGTGAGAACCATAGGGTTGCGTTAGGGTTTAGATCAATCTCTTCTTTGTCTATTCCACAAATAAAACAATTATCATATACATTAATATATGAATATAAATACCTGTCCAATACTTTTATAAAAATTGCAGATCCGTCATCTTGTGATAGAATTGTTGGAAACATAGTTTTAGCCATAGAAGTTGGGCTGTCATCTTCTCCGACAACACATCCTACAACAATATTTCCATTCGATAATTCTTTGGGTAGATATGCCCATGAATAATTCTCATTTTCGGGATGTGTATTATTTTCCCATATCAAGTCCCCTTTTAAATCATATTTTGAAAACCAAAAAACTTTATTGATTCCTGCATTTCTTGCGCCATAAAGATACTTATACCCTTTGCTATCAATAAAAACTTCATTCAAAGTATTGATAGTTTGTGCATTTATGACCTTACATCCTGTAAGTCTATATATTTCTTGCGCTTTTTGATATGCTTCGTCTGTTGCTTGATTGCCGCTTTCTGATTCGCCCTGCTCTACTATTCCTTTCCCACATGAACACAGACAAAAAACGAGAAAAAATACAGTTGAATATGGTAATAGCTTTTTCATGTTGTTTTGTTTTTAGTGATTTATAATATGTTTTTAATTGATAAAATATTCTCCACAATAAAAAGATGAATAATTTCCCGTTTCGGCAAGTCTATATCGTCATAATCTGGATTCTCGCTACGAAGCAGAATTAAATTATCCGCATCTTTAGGATGCCTACGAACTCTCTTTATAAGCCTGTATTCGTTTGTTATGATTAAATAAACCTGTCCGTAGTTGAAATAATCCCAACTCTCGATTTTTCTAATTACCACCCTATCGCCCGAAGCGATTAGCGGTAACATACTATCACCCGTAGCGAATATAATCTTTGAATCCGGGTTGATTTCCGGTGCGTCTATACTTCCTATCACTTTTTCGTCTGTAAATTCTATATCTCTACCACTTAGCCCGCAGGTTGCGTCTATGTCGTATATTAATGCTCCTTTTCGTTTTGTTTTGCTTATTGCAGATTCGGAAATTTCGATTGTTTTTTGTTCTCGCTCTGCATTTTTAATCATTTCTCCTTTTCCAGTTAGCAGCCAATTAGATGATATATTTTCGCATTTTGCGAAAATTAAATCGTAATCAACTGTATCTCTTGATAGCCATGAACTAATAGTTGATGGAGCTACGCCTATATACTTCGCAAATACTGATGGCTTTCCATCGCTATAATAGTCGATTATTGCCTCTAATCTTTCTTTTTTAGTCATAATTTTGCATATTGCGAAATTATTTCGCTGAATATTTTGCGATTTGCGAAATAACTTCTATCTTTGTCGCATCAAAGTTAATCAATCAATCAAGAACTAACAAATAAAAGTATAGAATTATGAAAGCAGGAATGATCGGAGACGTAGAATTTAAAAAAGCAGGAAGCGAAACGGTATGTTGTGTTAGCTTGATTAATACAACAGCCGGACAAAGATTCTTAGCGTGTACACTTTCTAGTAGCAAGACTTTCAAAACGTTCAAAGGCGCGGAGAAGTTTATGAACTCATTCGGTTATCAGAAGATTTAATATTAATCCGTAGCCCTTCGGGGCTACATAATAAATACGATTATGAAAGCAACTAGCACTTTAACCAGAAAGACAGCCTTAGAGATATTAATCGAAAGCCGTGATAAGAGCATCATTAATGCGTTAATTGCGAAAAAAGAAATAGCATTAGAAGAGGCTGTTAATAATGCAGAATGGTATGCAAGTCTCGGGCTTGACGGAATGGCAGATAATGAAGTAGCAAGGCAAGAAAAACTAATAAGAGATATAGAGCGATTGAAAGTAGCTATTTAATATTAATCCATAGCCCTTTGGGGCTACATAACACGATACACGACAATGAGACGAAAAAGAAACGAATTAACTGCCCTTTTAAGGGGGATGCAGCCCGGGGAAACAATGACCTTCCCTCGTTCTAAAAGAAATTCGGTTAGACCGACCTGTACAAATCTAAAATATGACGAAGGTCTACTGTTTACGACGGAAACCGATAAAGATAATCTAATTGTTACACGATTGAATAATGAACAATGGGACGAACTAGAGTGACCGGAAAAGTTGAGCCAATAGTAAAGAAATGGCTTAGTAAAGATGAAGCAAAATCCTATATAGGATGCTCGGATGATTTTTTGAGAACGTTACGGGAAAAAGCTCTCATTTCTTTTTCTCAATTTGGAAAAATGATCTGGTACGATTTATCGAGTATAGATAGATTCATACAGAGTAATAAGGTCGTATAAAGCCAAACACCATGCTAACACTAAAACAAAGTCCCGCTGCTATTATCTTAATGCTTTCAGCGTGCAGCCTCGCAGAAGGCGAGCCGGAGCCGGGCAAATTAATTATCGCACTATTGATCGTATTTATCACGGTTATCTATGTGCTAGTCTGTAACTATCTAAACACGAAACGACATGGCGGCGAATCCTCAATGTATCGGTAATTGCCGAATTTGTACGGTTCTTGGCGCGTGTCCTGCTGATACTCTAGTTTGCGAAGATTGCGGCGAAGAGATCGAACCGGGCGAAGAGATAGAATTAGAGGTCGAAACGTACGAACGTGGCAGATATGGCACAAAGATAATAACGGTTTGCGCTCGCTGTTATGAGTCGCTTTATCAGGGTGGAAACGATAACTTTTAAACAACAAGATAATGACACACTGGAAAACTCAATTTAATTATGACTATCTAGGCGCTTACAGCCTACCGGATGGAAAAGATATAATTCTCACCATCCGCGAAACGAAAAAAGAACAAGTGGTCGGCGCGTCTGGAAAGAAAGAAGAATGTTTCGTCGCTTACTTTTACGAGAATGTAAAACCGATGATCCTCAACCGGACGAATTGCAAAACATTGACGAAAATTTTCAAGAATCCGAATTTTGAGTCATGGATAAACAAGCAAATCCAAATCGGAGCGGTATTAGTTGACGCTTTCGGCGAAAAGGTTGATTCGCTTCGTATTCGTCCTTTTCTTCCGAAAGTAGAAAACTCATTGCCTACGGTTGAGACAGGATCGGCAATCTGGAAAAATATCCTCGACGGTTTGGCAGGTGGTTTTACGGTCGCACAGGTACAGACGAAATATAAACTAACTAAAGAACAAATCAAAGAATTAGTAGCACATGAAATCAAGTGAACAAAAAGAAATCGAATGGAAGGAAAAGAGACGGGGCAAAATAACCGCCTCTACGCTTCCCGATCTGATGAAAGCGGGCAAAGGTTGTTCCTTTGGTAAAGGTGCGTTAGACGCGATGTATTTAGTACGATACGAGCGTAGAACCGGGACGATGCGAGAAAACGGAAGCAACAAGGCGTTTGATTGGGGACATGAAAACGAACCGCTAGCAGTCGAATGGGTACGGAGCCAGTTAATGAACGAGATCAAGTCGTGTACAACCGATTTTAAAGACATTGTTTTCAATGAACCGTTTGAAGGATTCGGAGATTCACCGGATTTCTATGTGTACGGATTTGACGGGAAAGTTATCGCTCTAGGTGAGATCAAGTGCCCGATGTCGCAAGGAAAGATCGAATCGCTGCAGTTCGGAAATACCATCGACGAAAAAGACGAATATTATTGGCAATTCCTCGGACATTTTCTAGGGCGTCCGGACGTAGACAAGTTGTATTATGTCATTTATGACGGCTATGTAAACGACGGTCGAATACTCGAAATGAATCGAGCCGATCACGTGGAGAATATAAAGAAACTCTATGATCGAATCCGGTTGGCTAGCGAGATGATAGACGAATCTATCCGTTCCGGTCTGGACTTGCTTGATTGTGTCGATAAGGCAAAAGAGGTTTTAAAATTAAAGATGCAGATCGAGGCGTTAAAGCCGGAAGCGAAAAACAGTGTTCCGGTTAAAAATCAGATTTATAAGATGCGGAAGGAATTAAAGAAACTGATGAAGAAAGTACCGTCACAACACTAACACAACATGATTAATTACATTTTTATAAACACTTTAATAAACACGAAATTATGCACACTTGGTTTTTATGTAAAATTCGCTACGAGAAAGTAATGGAAAACGGGATGCAAAAGAAGGTAACTGAACCGTATTTAGTCGATGCACTAAGTTTTACCGAAGCAGAAGCACGAATAATCGAAGAAGTAACGCCGTTTATCTCCGGTGAGTTTACAGTGTCCGACATTTCCCGCGCACATTATAGCGAGATATTTACAAGCGAAGAGGATTCCGCCGATAAATGGTTTGCCGGGCGACTCGCTTTTACTACACTTGACGAGAAAAGCGGCAAGGAGAAGCGAACGTATACGAATGTACTTATACAAGCCGCAGACATTCACGACGCAATGAAGAAACTCGACGAAGGAATGAAAGGAACGATGGCGGATTATTCTTCGATTCTTCTCAAAGAAACGGCGATTGTAGATGTTTATCCGTATGAAGCGAAAAATAAAGAACAACAGAAACATGATTAAACGACATTGGATGCTATTAATAGCCGTGATAGCTATCCCAATAGGAAACCGCCTATTCAACCATGTTAGCGCGTGGTTGGGCGTTATGGTTATTTTATCGGCTGTAATTTTCTTAATTTACAAACTAATTAAATTTTTAAAAATGAAAGATTTTAAGTTTTTACTATTGGCATTTGTTGCCGTTGTTTTGTTCGCTTCATGTGAACGTGTCGCTCCCAATTATGCAGGTGTTTTCATGGAGAATTACGGGAAAGACGGAAAGAACGATTTTTCCATTAAAACGGGACGCGTTTCTACGTGGGAATGGGGCACAGAACTTTTTCAAGTTCCATTATTTGACCAAAGAGGTGACTTTGCCGAACCTGTTACACTAAAAGCAGCAGACAATACAGAGTTTAAAGCTCGTCCGACTTATTCATATAAAGTGATTAAAGAAAGGGCGGTCGATGTGGTATTCGATAATAAACATATTAGCGACGGAGGCGATTTTATGAGTTCTCTTGAAGATAATATATTGGAGCCGCGTATATATGATTTAATAAAAGAAGAAAGTCGTAAACATAAAACGGATAGTTTGATGGCAGACGGAGGCTCATTGATTTTTGAAAGACGGTTAGAACAAATAATCGAAACGGAGTTTGAAAAACGCGGATTGCAATTACTAACATTTTCTGCACAATTAGAATTTTCGGAAAAGGTACGTGAGAAAATAGACAGTCGTAATGAAGTAAATACGAATATTTCGGTATTAGATCAGCAGATTGAAGAACAAAAGAAGTTAAACGAGTTAGAACAACTAAAAACAGAACAGGCTATCATCCGGTCAAGAGGATTGACTAAAGAAATTTTGTACAAACAGTTTATTGATCGTTGGGACGGGAAAACGGCGTTATATGGGATTGTTCCCGACTTCTTGAAAATAACTAAATAACAACGCGCCGGGTGAAAGCCCCGGCAAATCGGATAAGTGGCGGAATTGGAAACGCCTAATTATGTAAGGTTGATCGCCAGACATTCCGTTAATGCGGTGCGGCTCTTGAAGTATCATTCCCGGTTCGAATCCGGGCTTATCCACTATTTACAAACCAAAATAAAATATGATGCAGATAATAATAGGGAAATGCCCTAGCAAGAGTAATTGCTACAAGATAATTCAACAAAGAGGTAAAGACGGAAAATATCACGGATCACTTGCAAAAAAAGATGCTTTGGTGATGTATGAAAAGTCTTTCTATCTTCAATGTAGCCAATACAGAAATAAACAAATAAAAGGCTTATTTGAACTCTATTTAAGCGTGCACTATGATACGCAACGACCAGACTTGGATAATTGTCTTAAAATTGTGTTAGACTGCTTGCAGTCATGTAGAGCGATACGAAATGATCGTAATTGTGTGAAAATAGTGGCGGAGAAATATATAGATAAGACTAATCCGAGAATTGAATTTGAAATAAAGGAGGTATAAAATGGCGAAGAAAACAACACAGGTACAAAAAAGCGATTGCCGGACGTGTCGGAATGGCGGAGAAGAGAATAATTTTATTTGCTATTGTTCCGTCCTGAAAGTGGGACGGGCGATCGGGATAAGGATTTGTAGTTATTATATCGCTCGATAGACTTTATAAGTGTGATGAATATAGACGGATATACGCTAACTGAAAAGATGCGAAAAGCGCGACGACGTTTCAGATTTACCGCCACCGAACAAGCCCTTTTTTACGAATTAGTGGCTATTTGTAACGGCGAAGATTGGAGGGACGTTTTCGATTGCTCGAACATTGAACTTTGTTTTGCGCTTAACGTGAATGAGAAAACACTAATAAAAGCCCGTGAGTCTTTAATAAATGCAGGATTGATTTATTATAAATCTGGTAAGAACAAACGTATTATAAGCTCTTATTCTTTCGTGAAGGAATTTAAAACCACTGTAACTACTACTGTAAATTTTACAGCCAATCAAACAGCCAATAAGGGAGCCAATCAGACAGCCAATGATACAGTAGATAAGGGAGTCAATGATACAGGGGATAGTACAGACTATAATAAACTAAAACAGAAACCAAACAGAAATATACTCTCTAAAGTCTCTCATGGAGATTTTGATTTTATATCTAATGAGTTTTTAGAGACGTTTACTCTTTGGCTTGAATACAAGAAAGACAGGCGGGAAAATTACAAATCGGAAAAGTCACTCAAAGCGTGTTACAACAAATTAGTGAAATTGAGCAAAGGTAATCCGGCGGTCGCATCTCAAATCGTAGATGAATCGATTGCGAATAATTGGGCGGGATTTTTTGAACTAAAGAATAATAAAAACGAATATGGAAACAAGAAGCAAACAGACTCTACCGATAGCGGCGATTCTATCATACGGACTACCGTACTATGACGAGCCGATAGAAGTAGAGAAGCGCCCGGAGTGGTTTAAAGCGTGTTGCAAATACGTTTGCCCCGGTTTTAAGATTGACGATTCGAATAGAAACATAATGAACCAACTGTTTTTGTATACTGAAGGACGATCCGAGAAGCTAGATTCAAATAAAGGGCTATTGTTACGAGGTGACATCGGTACAGGAAAAAGTACTATCATGCAGATTCTAAACCGATATAGTTGTTTCACACGCGGCAAAGCAAAGGGCGGCTATCCGATCGGTGGTTTTAGGATTGATTCGGCTTCCTGTATTGCAAACGGCTTTTCGATGCGCGGAAAGGATGCACTAGAATTGTATACTTACAACAACGGTACGCCGCGAATGATCTGTTTTGATGAACTAGGACGCGAGCCAATCCCGGCAAAGTATTTCGGTACTGAACTAAACGTGATGCAGTATATTTTCCAATGTCGGTACGAGTTGAGACATGAGGCAATAACTCATGTTACAACGAACTTAACGATTAAGGAAATACAGCGTATTTACGGCGCGTATATCGCGGATCGAATAAATGAAATGTTTAACGTCTTGGACTTGAACGGAGCTAGTAGAAGATAATTAATACAACGAAACCATGCGAAGCAGAAAAAAGAAACTTGTGTATTTTAAAAAGATTCCGGTTCGCGTCGATCTGGAACAATGGCAAAGGCTCGATAAGATTCGCGCTGACTACCATTTCAAAAGCACATACGAGATTATGCAGTACATTTTAGGCTGCTTTCTCCGGGTTGCCGATCCGATGCCAGGCGATGATGATGAAGAAGTACTACCGGACGAAATCAAAGAAATGTTCTACGATCTATCACAGGCGGAACGACATTTCGAGTATGTAAAACCAAAACGAAAACTACCACAACACAAGGTAGACGAAATGAACGGACAGAAACGATTAGAAGGATTTTAATATGGTTAAAAAACTATCAAACACAAATTATTTGCACGACGTTCCTGTAGAACACGCCGAAGCAAACGAACGGAATCGGAAGTATATCGACCGATTTGTTTCAGAGAATTATAACGGCTTAGTTGCCAAGTTTTCACCTCTAGACGGCACAATAAATTCAAGTGCTTTCGGAGCACTCGATAAATTAAACTCTACGATTATCTCGCTCTATACTGATCCAAATTTACACTTTACAGATTGGGAACAGGCGAAACAATATCTATCGAACAAGTTTACAGAAAAGGCAATTCGCGTTCCGGTGAAGAAGCCTGTCAAGAGTGAAGTAGTAGAGAACGAGGACGAATTTATTAACGACTAATATTATTGCTTCAATGAAAGACGTAGAACTATTTAACGATCATTTCCAGAACTATAAAACATACGGTATTCCGAAAGCACAACTAATCATTGCGGATATTCCCTACAACATTGGGAAGAACGCATACGGTTCTAATCCATCTTGGTATATCGACGGAGACAATTCTAATGGAGAAAGCGAATTAGCTGGAAAAGAATTTTTCGATACCGATAAGGATTTTTCGAATTACTGAATTTCTTCATTTTTGTAGCAAGATGCTCGTTAAAGAGCCAAAAGAAAAAGGAAAATCCCCCTGTATGATTGTCTTTTGTGAATTTCAGCAACAATTCGAACTTATACAGAAAGCGAAGGAATACGGGCTGAACAAATATATCAATCTGGTATTTAAAAAGAACTTTTCGGCACAAGTTTTAAAGGCTAATATGAAGGTCGTTGGTAATTGTGAATATGGTGTACTCTTGTATCGGGATAAACTGCCAAAATTCAATAATGGCGGTCGGATGGTATTTAATTGTTTCGATTATCCTAGAGACATAGATACACCGCGGATTCATCCGACACAAAAATCAGTTCCGTTGCTTGAGCGGTTGATCGAACTTTTCACCGATGCGGGTGATGTTGTAATAGACCCATGCGCCGGAAGTGGTACAACATTACTTGCAGCCGCTCAATGCGGGCGAAAAGCATACGGATTTGAGATAAAGAAGAAGTTCTATGCAGATGCGAATAAAATCATTTTGTCGCGGATGCAGCCTAGAATGTTTGTGTAGAACTAATAAACGATAGAATTATGGCAATATTAGATTAACTATACGACGATTGAGCATTTCGTGTATAGCTAAAATTTTAAGAATTGTATATACTTAGACTCGTTTAATTACTATAAACTGACCTTTTTCCAATTTCGATGTTAATTCTTTGTATTTTCTAAAAGCTTCATCTTCGGTCAGTAAAAAGTAAACAGAGTCAGTCATAATCGTTGTGAAAGTTCTAGGATCACATTGATAAAGAATAAAACCAAATAAATACTGTTCCATAAGTATAAAATAAAAATAGGTTATACGACGATTCAAATGTAATTAATTTATCTAAGAAATAAAAGAAATAACAATAAATAGAGCTTTTCGGGCTTTGTATATTCTATAAAGAATGAATCAAACGCAAAATCAATCAAAGTATTATTATTCCCCTCGTTTTCGACACTTCAATATCTATCGTCGCGATCCAGACGGAGACACAAAGGTAGATGATGCGGCAACGCAAGAAGAGGCGAAACGGAAAGTCTACGAGTTAAACGGATGGAATTACAAACCTAAAAATAACACGGTAAAATGAGTAAAGTAAAACAGTACATCGAACAAGCCACAAACGAGCGCATCCGCTCGCGTGGCTTAATCCGAAAAGTCGCTATTGAAGCGGCTCGGATACAGAGAGACGAAACGAGGCGGCAAGCTATCGAAGTGTATAAACAAATGTGTCCGTCTAAGAACTGCAAAGGTTGTGCAAGCCGGATACACAAACAGGAAACGCAGTCGACTCGATGCGACGGGAATTGTGCACGGATTAGATTACTTATTAACGGATTAGACCGGATCGAAACGTTATGTATATAATCAGGCGTATTCAATGCAAATCGGGCGATGTGTCCGAGACGCATTTAGTTGAGATAGAAACGGACGACATCGAGGCGACACGAAAGGAGTTGCACGATTGTTATCAATGTGATAAGATTCTTTTTAATTATGACGAACAATGAGTAGAAACCCGCATTACATTAAGATGATTAACTCCAACAAATGGAAGTTACTTCGAGCTAAGAAGCTACAAAGCAATCCGGTTTGTGAGATGTGCGAGGCGAACAATCGCAGTACGCTTGCAACGGAAGTACATCACACTGTCCCGGTTGAGTCCGTATCACACGAACTCGGAATGAGACAACTAATGTTTGATTATAACAATCTGCAAAGTCTTTGCCATTCGTGCCACTCTGATACGCATCGACGTGCTTTTAGTCATTCGAAAGAGGCGGTACAGGCGAATAATAAACGAATGACGGAACGTTTTGCGGATCGGTTTTTGCAAGGCGAGAAATAATATTTTTCTGATTTCCTTACAACCGCTCAACCTCGACGAAGGGGGGGGCGGTTTTTTTATTTTTTAACGCGATACGCTAAACCCACCTCACCTCATATTTACACACGCGAGTAATTTTTGAAACGAGGGGGTGCGCGTTGGAGGTAAGCTTTTCGCGCGCATCTTCCGAGCTACCAAATACTTGCGATCTTTTCCTATATGCAAAAAGCCTATAAAAAATGTGTGATTTGGACGACATAAAAGAAAAGATTCGCGCCGCGATGGAGTCGCAGGGAACATATACGGAAGATTTAGACCTCTGTATAACTCTTTGCGCAGGTTCATACATGGCGTTTCAAATTGCATTAAACGATATTTCAAAGAAGCGTATGAAGTCATACGTGAAAGAAGTGTCTCGCGAAAACAATGATAAACTTACGGCGCATCCTGCTTTCAAAGTTTTATTCGATGCACTCGAAGCAACGCGCAAACAATTACGCGAACTTGGTTTGACCTTTCAAACGCTTTCTGCATCTGACGATGACGAAGTAAACGACTTGATTAACGAAGTAAACAAAATAGATCGCGATGAACAAGGAGAATAGAGATGAACTGATAGCGTTAAAGCAGTCGGTTATCTCCGACTTGCATAACATCGACGTTGATTCGTATAAGCTAGATAGGGCAGACGAAAGACTAAATGTGTATATCAAAGGTTGTATTAACAATCCGGACGCGCACAATCTTTACGAGTTGCTAGCCGTTCACCGCTTCTTTATTTTTCTTGATAAATACGAATTTCGGATCAAGGAAGTAAAGAAGTTCGTCACGTTCTACGAGCGTTTGAAGTTTTCCGGTACAAAGGGAAAGACTAGATACAAACTGACTCCGATACAGGTGTTCCAGTTCTCTAACATTCTAGCGTTTTACAAGCCCGGCACAAACAAACGTTTGATTCGTGAAGCTCTTTTATTCGTTCCGCGTAAATTCAGTAAGACAACAAGTGTAGCGAGTCTTTCGATTAACGATTTGTTGTTCGGTGATGCGAACGCACAAACATACGTTGCTGCAAACTCATATAATCAGGCAAAAGTTTGTTTTGATGAAATACGTAATATTTTAAAGTCTCTCGATCCGAAGTTTAGACACTTCAAAATTAATCGAGAAATCATATATAACCGCATAAAGGGAAAAACCTCTTTTGCCCGTTGCCTTGCCTCTAATCCAGATAAATTAGACGGACTTAACGCAAGCATGGTAATAGTAGACGAGTATTCACAAGCCGATAGCGCCGCATTGAAGAATGTATTAACTTCCTCAATGGGCGCACGGCTCAACCCTTTAACCGTAGTAATTACGACCGCATCCGATAAAGAGACGGCTCCATTCGTCGAAATGCTCAAAATGTATAAAGCGATCCTACGCGGTGAGATTGAAAATGATTCCATATTTGCACACATCTTTGAACCAGACGTAGACGATGAGGAAGGCGATCCGGCAACGTGGCGCAAAGTGCAACCACACATGGGTATAACTGTTTATGAAGATTTCTATATCGACGCATACCAGAAGGCTTTATATAGTGCACCGGATGCGCTAGAGTTTCGGACAAAGTTACTAAATGTGTTTGCGGTTGATTCTACAACAAAATGGATTGAGGCAAAGCAGATAGAAGAACGATTCAAAGATATTAGAATTGAGAGTATCGGTACTTATCCGCTAACGATGGCGGCGGTTGATTTATCCGTTCGAGACGACTTTTCTACGGTTACTTATAATATCTATTCGAAAGAAAGCGGTTCTTTTCATTCGCATACAGATTACTATTTCCCGAAAGGAGCTTTGAAAGATCATCCAAATCGGGAACTTTACGAAGGTTGGGCGAAAGCAGGCTATTTAATTCTTTGCGATGGTGATATTATCGACTATCAGCAAATAGTAAACGATATACTTGCGCGTGCAAAGTATTTACAAATCATGGGAGTTGGCTATGATCCTTATAAATCGGCTGAATTTGTGAATCTTCTTACTTATTCCGTAGGCGGTGCGAGTGAATATATTAAGCCTGTAAAACAGACATACGGAACGTTTACAAGCCCTATCGAATCCTTTGAACTTGCTTTGTATCGGAGTAAGCTCACTTTTAGCCCTAATCCGATTACGCCGTACTGTTTTAGTAATGCGGTATTAGACGAAGATCGGAACATGAACAAGAAGCCAGTCAAGAAAACGCACAATGCGAAGATTGATTCGACTATAACAAACCTAATGACATTCTACTTATTTAATAACATGGAGGTATAATGAAACTATCTTTTAATTTTGAATTGGGACGTTCAAAGACGCAAAAACGCGCCTTAAATGCAGAGATGAGCATAACGGATAAAGATGCGGCGATAAACTCCCGATTACCATCGTTACCCAGTCAGCCCATAGATGTGCATAACAGTAATCAAGCAATGAAACTTTCAGCCGCATATAGATGTACTTCTATTCTTTCGGGGACTATCGCGTCTTTACCGCTTATAATTAAACGGAAAAAAGATGGATATTTCTCACCAGACGAGGAAAACGATTTATATACGATATTAACCCGTATGCCTAACCGACGAATGAATAGTTTTGAAATGGTTAGGAATATGGTTGTTCAAATCGTAAATCAAGGAAACGCCTACATCGTTATCCGTCGAAAGTTCGGCAGTGTTAGCGAGCTTGTATTATGCGCAAATAATACAGTAACCTATGACAAATTGAATGATGTTTATATTATTTCTGATCCATATAACCGGATATATGGGCGTTTTGAATCCTACGAAATAATCCATCTTAAAAATAATAGTTTGGACGGGGGATATACAGGAGTAAGCACAATAATGTACGCTAGCCGTATCTTTTCCATAGCCGCGAGTGCAGATAATCAGAATTTACGAACCTTTCAGAATGGAAGTAAAATAAAGGGGCTTGTTTCCGGTGCAAAAGAGATAAATAAAGGGTTGCCCGGTGCAGGTATGACGGATATTCAACTTTCTACGGTTGGAGATCGCATAGAGGAACAACTAAACACAGGAAGAGACATTATTTCAGTTCCCGGCGATGTTGGATTTCATCAACTTTCTATAAATCCGGTTGATGCGCAGTTATTGGAAACAAAGAAATTCAGTATTCTTGATATATGTAGATTTTACGGAGTTCACCCAGATAAAGTATTTGCCGGACAATCTACTAATTACAAAGCTTCTGAAATGAGCAATGTTTCTTTTTTAACTGATACACTGCAACCAATATTGAAACAAATCGAGGCTGAATTTAATTACAAGCTGATTCCTAATTCGGTCGCTCACTTATATAGTATTTCATTTGATTTGTCATGCTTATATCAAACCGATTTAACGACGCAAGCGAGTTATTACAAGGCTCTGGAAGAAATGGGCGCTCATTCTCCGAATGATACCCGTAGAGCATTAGGAAAGCCACCTGTTGAAGGGGGCGATAAAGTATTTATTTCTTGCAACGTTCAACCAATCGAGGCGGCTAGTCAAAAAGTAGAGCTACCAAAGAATGAGGAAACAAACATATAGTAAAATGATATTTGCAAAATATGGAAATACGAAGTTATACAGAGTTAGGTGCTCCTAAAGTTGGAGATGGAAGAATAATCGAAGGTTATGCGGTTGTATTCGGACAAGAAAGCCGTGTATTGTACGACAGGGAAAAACAACGCGCTTTTGTTGAGGTGATCGAAAAGGGAGCTATAACGGAAGAGTTATTGCGTAGTTGTGATGTTAAAGCTCTGTTAGATCATAACAAACAGAGATTGTTGGCTCGATCTAATCGCGGTGCAGGTACTTTGTCGCTTGAACTTGACGACTACGGACTAAAATACAGGTTTGAGGCTCCTAGTACTCCCGATGGAGATTTCGCCGTAGAAATGATTAAACGCGGTGACATTTTCGGTTCGTCTTTTGCGTATGCTTTAAATGAAAAGGATAAAACAAAAGTTTCCTATTCAATGAAAGACGGATTGTTGCTTCGTACTGTACACATGATTGATCGGATTTCTGATATATCTCCCGTTGTTGATCCTGCTTTTTATGGTACAGACGTAACGGTGCGGAGTATGGACGATACGATAGCGGAATTGTCCGGCGAGAATAAAGACTATTTAAATGAACTTAATAATTTACGCAAATCAATTTAAAACATGAGAAAAGAATTTGAAACTATTGCTCAATACAAAGAGCAGATGCGCGCTATGTTGGATAAAGCAGAAGCGGAAAAAAGAGCACTCGACGCAAGCGAGAAAGAGCAGTTCGAGCAGTTGAAAACAAAGAAAGAGCTTTTAGAAATGAAGGTAGAACGCCGTGCGCTTGAAGATATTAACGCGGGTTTGGTATCAGACCGTCGCGTGTTGTTCTCACAGGCTGTTTTTGACGTCGTTAATCATCGCTCTTTGGAAGAATACAACGGAGTAGTATCGGAAGGCGGTATTAAAGTTGTAGAACGTGCGGTGACTGTTACAGATACAACCGATGCGGCTAGCATGGTTCCTGTTACAATCGGTGAAATCATTGAACCGTTAGAAAAAGGTTTGATTATTGATAAACTAGGTATCAAGATGCAAAGCGGGCTTGTAGGTGACCTTGTTTTCCCAACATTGGCGGCTGTTGAAGCAACAATTCAGGGTGAAAACGTTGCGGTTACCGATACCGAATTGAATATCGACAAAATCAAGGCTTCACCCAAACGTGTATCTATTTCTATCCCGGTGTCTAAGCGTGCGATCAACCAAACGAACTACTCTTTGCAGGACGTTGTTTTGAAGCAAATTTCGCTTGGTGTCGCTCGCACTTTGAATAAATGGATGTTTTCGGGAACTGCATTGTCTGGCGCAAGCAACGGGGTGTTTGTAAAGACAAAACCAGATGTTGAATATACAAACGCGTTGACATTTGCGGATATTGTTTCGCTTGAATCTACCGTAATGGATGCGGGCGTAGATGTAACCGACGGTACAGCTGCCTATGTTTGCACTCCAAAGGTGTATGGTGCTTTGAAATCCACTCCCAAAGCGGCGGGGGCTGCTGAAATGATCTGCCAAAATGGTATGGTGAACGGTTATCCGGTTCTTGTTACTAACTACATAGACGCCGATTCTATCGGATTCGGTGTATTCTCCAACGCTGCTATCGGTCAGTTCGGCGATATGGATTTAGTTATAGACCCGTATACCGGAGCGAAAAGTAATGTCGTAAACTTTGTGTTGAATACTGATTATGATATTGTTGTAGCTCGCCCGGAAGCCTTTGCCATCGCAAAGAAAAAAGCTTCTGCCTAATCCTATAACCTATCATTCATTAAAGGGCTGGGGCTTCGGCTCTAGCCCTTTCTAATTTATACAATATGGCACAATACGTAACACTCGAAGAACTCAAACAGCATTTAAATATTGATTTCGACACGGACGACGCGTATATAACCGGGCTTATCGAACCCGTTCAACTTCTTATCGAATCGTATCTAAATAATCCGCTAGATACCTACGTTAAGGACGCAAAAATAGATCGGCGTATCTGGCACGCGATCCGCATCCTTATAGCGAATTACTACGCAAACCGTGAATCGGTAATATTTGCCACTCCGCAAGTTATTCCGGGGCACATAGAACTATTACTGCAACCTTTAAAACGATATACGTAATGCAAGCAGGATTATTAAACGAAATGATCGCTTTTTACCGTAGCGAGTCAAAGCGCGATAATCTGGGCGGTACGTCTGAAAGTTGGGTGAAAGTATTCGATAAACGCGCATACATTCGCTTTAAGTCGGGTGCACGTAAAGAAGCGAACGGCGAGATATATAATACGACCGTTAATACGATAATGATTCGCATCTGTAAAGAGATCAACGCTAAAATGAGGATCGAATACGACGGGCAGAAATACAAGATTCTATCTATCAATCACGACCGGAAGCAACAAGCAACGGTTATAGAAGCGGAGGTAATCAATGAGTAACGACAATTACACCGGGCGCAACTTGTATCGCGTCGAAGTGGATGCAACGCGAGTAAACGAACTACTTAAACGGTTGAACGATAAAGAAGCAAAGAAGGCAATTTCCTCCGCTCTTAGAAAGTCGATTCTTATCATTCGTAAACAGGCACAGGAAAATCTAGTTTCCGCTGTTACTGATGCAGAATTTAGCAGTTCTAAGAATGGCGTATCGTTCAAACCGTTAAAGAACGAAATAAACGTAGCAGTTTATCGCAATGCTTCCGGTGCACGGGTTGACTTGATCGACCGCCGCAAAAAGGGATCACGCGCCTATATGCTGAAATGGTTCGAATCAGGAACAAAAGAACGAGCTACCAAAAAAGGAGCGAATAGGGGTATTATAAATGCTTCCCACTTCTTCTCTAATGCGGTCAAATCGAAGCAGAAAGAAGCAGAGAGCTCACTAGAGAAAAATATAATTGATTCTATAATGAAAGTAGCAAATAAAAAGAAATGAGTTTATCAATAGGCGCACACGTATATAAGAAATTAAGCGACTCTACAGAGTTGGCAAAATTGGTTTCTGATAAAATATATGCGATTTCGACCAAAACGGAAACATCTTTTCCGTTTGTGATCTACAAACGCAACTCCTTAACGCCGGAATATACGAAAGATAGGTACGGCACGGGTGACACTGTTTCGGTTGAGATCGTTGTCGCCAGTGATAACTATTTGAACTCTGTTACAATCGCGGAAGAGGTACGTAAATCACTCGAAAACAAACGAGGAAGTTATGATAACTTCGATGTGATCGATTCTAAACTAATTAGCGCGAATGAGGATTTTATAGAAGATACTTTTATTCAAAGCCTCGTATTCTCATTTAAAACTGAATAATTAACTAAAACACGATAAAATTATGAGTAAAGCAAAATCTGTGTTAGGAAAAGACCTAATGTTATTCATCGACGGTAAAGCCATCGCACTTGCCACATCTTGCAAATTGGGGCTTTCGGCTGAAACAATCGACACGCAAAGTAAAGATTCGGGTATCTGGACGGAGAAGGACATCAAGAAACTTTCTTGGAACGCTTCCAGTGAAAACGTATTTAGCGCGGATGCAGATGCGAATAGCTACGATAAACTATTCGCTTTGTTCTTGGCGCATAAACCTGTTGTTTTGAAATTTGGCGTTGTTGGCAATCCTGACGTAAACGAAATGCCCGCCGCCGGATGGACGCTAGCGGAAGGCGCATATACAGGTAGTGCGGTTATCACTTCGCTAGAAGCAAATGCGCCGGATGGTGACAAAGCAACACTATCAATCAGTTTCGAAGGAACCGGACCGCTTGCAAAGGAAGCAGCTAGTAAATAACTTACGGGCGGTGTTTTGCCGCCCTCTAAACGACTTATTCAATGAAAACAATATCACTTAACGGAAAAGATTTTTCTTTGAAATATACGCTTCGTGCGTTCTTTGTGTTCGAATCTATATCCGGCTATCCGTTTCAGTTCGGGAAGATGTTAGACGAGTTTCTTTTGTTTTATTCGTTCCTGCTTGCCTCTAATCAGGAATTGTTCAAAATGGAATTTGAGGAATTTATCGAATTATGCGAAAATGACTTGACGCTATTCGAACAATTCAAAGAATTTATTTTGGATGAAATCAAACTACGTTCGCAATCGGCAGGAAATGACGTAAAAAAAAAGAAGGTGACGACGCGGAAACGAAAGCCGTAAGTATACGCGAACTTTATTCGCGCGTTGTCGGTGAGGGCGGAATCGCTCCCGATTACTTCCTCGATAAAATGGACTTTATCGAGGTTGAATCGTTTATAGACGGATTGAATCGACGTAATCGGGAAGCGTGGGAACAAACTAGATTGCTAGGTTTCATTATAGCGCAATCGAATAGCACTAAAACGCTAAAGCAAACCGATATACTCCGGTTCCCGTGGGATGAAGAAGAAAAGAAAGATACGAGCGTAACGGACGAAGAGATGCAACGATTACGAGCTAAAGCAAAAGAAGTAGAATCACAATTAAACACGCATAAAGATGTCTGATATAGTAACAAGATTATTGCTTAAAACGAATGACTTTGACGCAAATCTAAATAAGTCGAAGAAGAATGTAAACGCTTTTCAAAGCGACATTTCTAAAATGTCCGGCGTTGCAGTATCGGGAGTTATGAAGTTCGCCGGGGTTCTTGGTATTGCTGTAACTGCCTCGGAGGGTTTCAATAAAGTAATGAATAGCAGTCAGACGCTAGGAGATGAATATGCCCGTACTATGGACGGCTTAAAAGGTGGCGTAGACCAGTTTTTCTACTCTATCGGTAGTGGAGACTGGACGCCGTTCATGAACGGGTTAACCGAAACTATACGTCTAGCACGCGAAGCATACAGCGCGATGGATCAATTAGGAAATACAAAAATGTCGTTCTCTTATTTTGATGCAAAGAATCAAGCAACCATACAAGAACAAATAACTATCTTAAAAGATAAGGATTCAACGGAAGAGCAAAAGAAAGCAGCTAGGGAACTATTAGACAAGACGCTGAAAGACCAAGAGGAAATCGTAGGACAATATAAACAAAGAAGTCAAAACGCATTACAAGCAATGGTAAAGGCGGCAATAGGACTTGACGGCGTAGATGTTTCGGCAATAGATATAGATAAAGTGTTGAGATTAGATGTATCTTCGGTAGGCGATAAACAAAAGGCACAATTAGCGAAACAGTATAAAGACTTCGTAGATGAATACGATCGTTTAAAAGCCAAATTCACAACTTACGAAACGGTGGGTTCTGGAATGAATGTGCACACGGTTACAACAACAGATACAAATGCATTGAGTAAGGCAATAAGCCCGATGTTATCGAAGTATCAGGATGCAATACAATATAACGCGATTTTAGTAAAGAAGAGTGATGAATGGTTGCAGAATTTAATAAACGTTGCAACGGCAGCAGAGGCGGCGGGACGGAATTTATCTAGTATGACGAAAGCGGCGAACCGCGCTTCACAGTCAGGAATGGGCGGGAAAACGCCAAAGGAAGAACCGAAAGAGGGCTCTATCGCTTGGTATGACACGCAAATCGCAGAGCAAAATAAAAAACTTATTGCTGAAACCGACATGCAAGCACGTTCCGCCATTCAAGCAACAATTAATGAACTCGAATCAAAGAGGATAAGTTTAAAGTTTGTTGTAGAGCAAGAAACGTTCAAAAGTGCTCATGGTGAAATGAAAGACGGCGCTTTGTCTCTTCCGGTAAAACCAACGTATAAAGATAAAGTTCCTACTCATGGGAAAGAAGGTAAAAACTTAAAGTTGCCGAAATATGATCCACTTTTTAAAAAAGAAGATATAGACATGAATGAAAGGTATGCCGAATCTCTATCTGCAGTTGGTAGTATTATGGGGTCTTTATCTGGAATAACCAATGAAAGTGCGGCGGCGTATCTTCAATGGGGCGCAAATGTTATATCCAGTATTGCGCAGGCTATTCCGGCTATTCAATCGTTAATAACTGCGAAACAGACCGAAGCAGTAGTTAGCGGCGTAGCTTCCGCAGCGGAAACGCCCGTTGTCGGTTGGTTATTGGCGGGAGCCGCCGTTGCTGCCGTCGTCGCTGCAATGGCTAGTATTCCTAAATTCGCAACGGGTGGTATTGTGCCTGGCACATCATTCACAGGCGATAAAGTTCCGGCTTTACTCAATTCAGGCGAGATGATTCTAAACGGATCACAGCAAAGTAATTTGTTTCAAATGCTTAATAGCGGTTTATATGGCTCCTTATCGCAAAAGATTGCACCGTCTGCAGAAAATGGAAATCAGCCCGCAAACGTAACGTTTCGCATACATGGAAGAGATTTAGAAGGAGTTTTGAGTAATCATTATAATCAGAAAAGTAAAGTAAGATGAAACTAAGATATTATTCAGAGTTTAAGAGCAGGAAAGACAAGACGTATAGAATTGAAATTCATACGGTCTTTGCAACGTATTCCGAAGAACTCACCCTAACAGATAGCCCGTTTACTGTTGAGTATGAATCGGACACTCTATACAAGCCGTTGAAAATGTCTAATTCGGTAACAAGCATATTGACAGATAAGATTTTATCAGACCTATATACAGCCGAAGGGCAAAATATAGAAGTTCGTTTGTATAATAAAACCGATGATGTTTTAGAGTGGTTTGGATATATGAGTCCAAATTTATATTCGAGCGATTATATAACTCCGCTTAATATAGTGGAGATACAGGCAATCGATACTATTTCCGTTTTGGAAAATAAGAAGTACTCTTATATTAATTCTTCCGAGGTCTATTTTAAAAGTTTCAAAGATGTAATAATGCACATTCTTGATATTGCCGATCCCGGAAAGATTCTAAACAAATTGTACTTTCAAAAAACTAATAGAATCTCGAAAGATGTTTCTACTTCTTTGATAGAAGATATTTATATACATGAACGAAACTTCTTTGATGAAGCTAACGAGCCGATGAATAGTAGAGATGTTTTAGAAGAAATCTCTAAATATATCGGTATGACGTTCATTCAGTATCAGGATGCTTATTATATGATCGACTATGATTTTATCAAAAACGACGAGCTTCATTTTTTCGTTTATGATAGAATAAGCGATACATGTGAAAGTATAACAATCCCTTCCGCACTATTGAATGTGCGTAATATTGGCGTATCTGAAAGCGCGGGAAGTATATCGCTTGGTGATGTGTATAATAAAGTATCTGTTGTTGCTAATATGAATCAGATAACCAACTTATGCCCGGAGTTGCTCGACGACGAAAAGGATATAGTAAATCAAAACTCCGATCCCAATAAATATTATATATCTGGTAGGGATATAGACGGAAAGAATTACACCCTTCTTAATTCGTTTTTTAAATCTAATAGTAATTGGGGGTATTTGATACCGAGCTTTTCATTTCTTGATATTCCGGCAGAAGGTGTTGAAGTGACTATCGACAACGTTAATGATATATATTCCGGTGTGGTATGGCAGAAGTACAGCGACTACATAACAGAGGACGGGGAACCGTCTTCTTTAAGTTGGAAAACCTGCGTTTCATTCCTGCAAGCGTATAATATAATTAGTGCTTCTCGAAAGACTCTTTTAACATTGAAAAACGGAGAGTATTCTTTATTCAAAGGAGGATATTTCATAATAAATATCGCTTATAGAATGTCCGGCTCTTTTCTTCCGAACGATATAATAAAAACGTCCGATGAAGTATACTCTAATACAAAATATGGCGCCGGATTTGATAATACGATGGTTCCTTGCAAATTATATATAGATGATTACTATTATGATGGTGAAGTATGGAGAAATCAAAAGTATTATACGGATCGAGTAAATCGAGGCTATTATAAAATCACGCACAACTTAACTTATCGAGGGGCTACATGGTATAGATATAAGGATGCATTTGGAGATTGGAGATTTGTAAGCAAGGGCGAATATGATTCAGCTAGCGGCGAAAAGGCTTCCGGCGGGTTCGCCGATAGCAATAAGGTTTATGCGTATAGGGAAAACGGCGAAGATATTTTTGTCGAAAAATGGTATCACGACGAATGTACGCTTAAAGATGGTTTCTATTTGGTTCATATAAACAAAGAAGGTGATAAAGTTTTCGATGATGAAAAGAGATTAACGAATACTGTTAGTTATAGATTTAATCTGTACGACTCAACGGACGGAGTCGCGATTAAACTTCCAGATGATAAAATACTATGCGGAAAGATACGCTTTGAATTAAGCACTCCGAATCATTTAGGAAAATATCCTATGTATCGAACGGATGGGGGCTGTCATCCTTGTACTGCATTTCATATATCCGATTTCACGTTTAAGTATACTAACAATAAAGTTACATACGATATATTTAATAACGCAGTTGACGACTCCGACGTAGTTTACAGCAACGTGATAAACGACAATAATGTAACAGAAATGGACGACATCGAACTATTAATCAACTCAAACGCAAAAAACATTTCTTCTTACTCAAATTGCGCTACCAAATCAGGGGATAAATTTGATTATTTAAAAACGGTATATAGTCCGTTGCACGATAAAAATGTATTGCCGGAACAAATACTAATAGACAAGTTTTATACACATTATAAAGCTCCTAAATTTAGATACAGTAATAATTTGAATCGTGGCTTTTCGATACTGTCTAGGATTTACGAAAATTCCCTCAAAAGAGAAATGATAGTAGATCAAATGAGTATTGATTACGCAAATGAAAGTTGTAACGTATCATTAATAGAAACATGATAGAAGTAGAAAATAAGAAAGTGCCTCATTCGTTTCGGAATAAGTATTTACGCAATTCCGGTTCGGTAAGTATTAGTACAACAACGCCAACGCCTATAAATGGCGGTGGCGTTGATCTTGATGTATTAAAGATGGACGATGGGCGTACATCATCCGATAACAATGTATTTTCGTCTCTTCGTTCCCTATTTGAAATAAAGTCTCGTATTATTGCTCTGACCGATAATAATACGGCACTGACCGACGATAATACGTTTTCTTCTTTGCGCATAAGGCAGGAACTAGATGCGGCTATCGATGCTTTAAAAGACTCGTATTTATCCAAAACCGCCCCAGACGAAACGCAATTTCTTATCAAGTTGTTAGGCGGTTTAATCGTTGATAACGGGCTAGACGTAACGAAGGGTATTTCTACGGATACGTTAACCGCAACGACGGTAACAACGCAAATACTCAACGTTCTTGATAAACTGATTGCCAAATCAGCGACTTTTTCCGGTGATATATCCTCAAATGACTACACAGAAGGCTTAATCGGTTGGTTAATCGGCAAAGACGGTCATATAGATGCAAAATCTCTTCGTCTACGTGATTTCCTTGAAGTTCCTGAATTACGCTACAACCGCGTATCAATCGTTTCGGGTGAAGAGTGGAACGCTCCGGGCGGCGGGATCATCGAACGTATAGACGAATCAAATCGGATTATCTACCTTAAACTCGAACCGGGCGAAATAGCAGAAATAGAGGTAGATGATATTTGCAAAGGTATATTCAACGACTCAACCGGATTTCAAACCGCTTATTTTCGTATTACTGAAAAGATCGGTGATTCCACGTTTAAATATGCGCTTCGTTCTGGTACAACCGCACACCCTTGCAAGGCTATGCACTTCGTTTCGTATGGTAACTTCACAAACAAAGAGCGGCAAAAATCGAGCTACTCGACACAAAGCTATGTCCGTTACCTGACAGGTGTAAACGGTTGGGAGATTTCAAAGGAAATGATCGCTATGCAGTTGGGCGACTTATCTAACTTGAAATTGTTTGGTATCGAAATGACCGGACATAGTGCGTATCTTCGCAATGTGTATATGACCGGGACTATCAAGCAATTATCTAACGACGGTATAACCGAAGTTCCCGTACCTGCTTTCAAAGGAGTATGGACGCCGGGCACATATTGGTACTATGATGAAGTTGTATGCAATGGCAGTACATGGATATGTATTGCAGACAAAACAATCCAAGAACCAACAGACAATTCTACTGATTGGCTTAAATATGTCTCTAAGGGAGAAACGGGTGTCAAAGGCGACAAAGGAGATAAAGGCGATAAGGGTGATACGGGTGCAACTGGGGCAAAAGGCGACAAAGGCGATACAGGACCGACCGGATCGCAAGGTATTCCCGGCACATCACAGTATTTTCACGTGAAGTACTCCGCTAATGCGAACGGTAATCCGATGTCTGACACTCCGAACACTTATATCGGTACGGCGGTAACAACAAGTGCGACCGCTCCAACCGGATACACTTCTTATAAGTGGGTACAGTTGAAAGGCTCGCAAGGTCCTAAAGGGGAACAAGGTATTGCCGGACCAACCGGAGCCAACGGACAAACTTCCTACTTACACATCAAGTACTCGGACAATGGTACGACGTTTACCGCTAACAACGGTGAGACGCCGGGCGCATATATCGGACAATACACCGACTTCACAGCGGCAGACAGTAATACGTTCTCTGCTTACACGTGGACGAAGGTCAAAGGCGACAAAGGAGATAAAGGCGATAAGGGTGATACGGGTGCAACTGGGGCAACCGGGCTTCCCGGTGCTCTAATCCGTCCGCGCGGTGAGTGGAAAGCAAACACCAACTATGTTAACAACACGCAGTATCGAGATACTATCATCTACAACGGTAATACTTATTCGTGTCGTGCGGATCATAATTCCGGTTCTTCTTTCGATGTAACGAAATGGACTTTGTTTAACGAATTTATAAATGTCGCTACGCAGTTGTTAGTAGCCCAAAATGCAACGATTGATATATTAGGAACATCGGGTTTATTCGTTGGTAATCTGTCAAAAACGCAGGGTTGGTTATTAAAAGGCGGCTCAATTAAGCACAATGTAACCGGACTTGAATTAACAGCAGACGGTAAATTGTCACTTCCTGCAACGGGTGCGATGTTGATTGGGAATAAGACGTTTATCAGCAGCGGAAAGATTGTAACGGATTTTATCGACGTTGATAACTTGAAAGTAACAAATTTAGCCGCAACAAAGGGAACAATAGCGGGATTTGAAATATCCAACACCCACATCGGAACGGGTTCTGTTAGTGGCACAAATTCTGGTAACGAAATGTTTCTTTACGACAATATGATTGGTTTTAATAGTCCCAATAGACAAGTGATTGTTGGTCCATTTAGTACATTAGGAGTCGATTATTTAGGAAGATTCTACGATCACCGATCAAGACCTTATGATATAAACAGGGGCGTATCTATTAGCGTAACCGGAGGACGAGATAATATAGCACTTGCTATTGATGGTGGTATTGTAGTTGATGGCAGAAGAGGGATTGATGAATATATTGAAATCGCCCAAGTATGGCATAATGGGAGTACACGAACTAAAGTATTGCAATTTAAAAATGGAATTTTATTTAGTGCAACTTGGTAATAATATTTAAATTACATAATTATGAAAATAGACTTTAGAGAAATTCAAGTAAAAGACATCGAAGGGAATAACAGTACCGTCGATATTGCAAAAATGTTAGGCAATGCGATCTATCAGAAAACTGCCGATTTGGGTGAGTTGGAATTAGCTCAAAACATCTACAAGAACGGTGAAGTAGAAGTATCTCCCGAACAGGCGGAAAGTATTAAAAAATATGTGAGTACGGGGTTCGTCGCTTTTGTTCAGGTAGCGGTTAATGAGGCTTTATCGGTAGAATAAGAGCTACCCAAAGCTATATGAAATACATAAAGTAAAAATATGGACGAATGGTTAAAAATCATAGGAGCGTTAGGAGGATTAGAGGCGATCCGATTTACTGTTACTTTTCTAGCGAATCGTAAAACGAACGCTAGAAAAGAAAAGGCTACGGCGGATTCTATGGAACTTCAAAATTTACTTTCTATCATTGACAATCTAAACAAGCAGATTGAACGGTACGACGAACGATTAAAACAACGAGACGAGAAAGTAGATACGATTTACCGGGAGTGGAGAACCGCACAAGCAGAGGCACAAAATTGGATGCGCAAATACTACGAGCTTGAATTAGCCTTAAAGGATGCAGAACACAACCGATGTGATAGACCGGACAGCGAATGCAGCCGGAGAACTCCACCACGTAGACCAATTACAATTAATAATCAAAATAAAGAAGAAAGCTATGAATAAAATAGACTCGATTATTATCCATTGTTCGGCTACGCGCGCCGGACAGGATTTAACCGCAAAAGACATTGATCGTATGCACCGGGCACGCGGATTTAGCCAGATTGGATATAATTATGTTATTCGAATTGATGGGGCAGTAGAAAAAGGGAGATCTTTAGCGGTTGACGGAGCGCATTGTAATACGAAGGGTTTTAGCGAATCTTCGTATAATAAACATAGTGTTGGTATTTGCTACATAGGTGGTTTGGATGCAAACGGAAAGCCCGCAGACACAAGAACGATCGCCCAAAAAGCGGCTTTGCGCGAGTTGGTTGCTAAACTCTGCAAAGAATATGAGATAATCGAGGTTCTCGGACATCGTGATACTTCGCCCGATCTGGACGAAAGCGGAGAGGTAGAGCCGAAAGAATATATTAAATCGTGCCCCTGTTTTGATGTACGCTCCGAGTTCCCTAATTTCTTGCGTAATACAGTAGTTCGACCATGAAACGGCTAGTCTATATTATCATATTACTGATGCTAGCAATATGTTTCGTATCATGCCAAACTCAATATATCCCGGTTGAGTCCGTCCGCACTGAATACAAAACGCGCGATAGCATCCGTTATGATAGCATCTATCAACGAGATAGTATTTATACGCTCGTAAAGGGTGATACAGTTTATCAGTATAGATATAAGTATCTGTATCGCTACTTAACAACGAATCGTACCGATACGATTCTTAAAAACGATTCTATTCGTGTGCCTTATCCGGTCGAAAAACAGTTGAACCGATGGCAATCTATTAAAATGGAGTTGGGCGGGTGGGCGTTTGGAATTATAATTTTGTTTATTCTGATAATAATTGGTCGAATAATATTCAAATCAAGAAATAATTAGTATATTTGTGTACGGGTGGGGGTGTCTGTTGTATCATCTCTCTGTGGAAAATTGCTATTTTTCGAGGACGGGAGATAATGCGTTATTTATTCCATTAAGAATGGGAGGTTGTGCCGTTGAACGACACAACCTCTTTTTATTTATATACAATAAGAAAACCCCGCAACGGCTCACATTGCGGGGTTAGTGTCAAATAAGAATCTTAACCGATTTTAAGCGATGTTTGATGAATCATTTCGCTTACGTCCTTCAAAGCATTTAAAAATGTTTGAAGTTCATTATCAGTAAAGCGAGCCTTTTTCCCGTTTACGATGTTACCGTTAATTCTTTGATATAGCCAATTTCTTGACTTTCCGAAATACTTCTTTGCGATATAGCTAAACGAAATAGCCTCCGGCAATTCTCCGAGCTTATCACGCAATATAGCTTCTTCCGCTCTTTCTATGAAATCATTGCAAGCGTCTACAGTCGCTTTAAGTCCAGATTCAGATGCTTTTTTATAAGCTTCTCTTTGATCTTCTGGCAGTGCATTATATTTGGCTTGCATTTCTTTTTTGAAAGCGTCCCTTTCTTCTTGTGTGGATAAGGTTTTAAATCTTTCAAAATCTGCCTTCATTTCGGGCGTTGGCAAACAAGCGTTTATATCTATCATATTTTAAAGTTTTAATCCCTCCCCGAAGGGAGGGAGGTTAATTACTCTTTTAATTTTTCCCGAATCTCATTCATCCGGTCAAGTATGTCATTTATTAATGCTTCTCTTTCTTTTTCATTTTCGGGAACCCCGTAGGCTTCGTGAAATGAAGCGAGAAGTTTTAAATTCTCATACTCTTGTTCTAGCTCCTTTCTTTCTTCATCTTTCATTGGTTAAACATTAAAATTAAGAACTCTTATTTGACTCTACAAAGATAATAAGCATTTGCTTATTATGCAAGTTTTGGGCGAATTATTTTAGTGAATTAATATAATCTATTACTTTTCTATTCGCTTTATCTATTTGCTCTAAATCGTAATCTATATAAATTCCGGTTGTTTTGCATCCGAACTCGTGCCCCAAAGCTAAAGATATTACATCTTTCGATATTCCTATTTTATGCGCTATTGTAGCCCATGTATGGCGCGCCCAATACGAGGTGATGTCGGGAAATAAAATATCTCTAATCTTTTTCCCGCCTAATCCTTTTCGTTCGAAATTTCCCAGTTTTTGCAAACCTCTATTCATTGCTGCCATATACTTTCTATAATTGTAATCGTTGGTTTCGAGCGTGTTTAGTAGAAAATTATTTCCTTTATACCTGTTTATTATCTCCATTGCTTCCGGTTCTACTTTGATAGAGTATAGCTTTCCGGTTTTTTCTCGTTTATATTCTATGCGTCCGTCAACTATTTGTTTGAGGTTAAATAAGTCTATTGCGTTTATTCCGATTAGATAAAACATAAGCATGAATATGTCTTGATACTCCTTTTGATATTCTTCTCCGTTGAAATCTCTTAGGGTAATAAGTTGATCCGGTTTTAACGATCGTTTTCTAGTTTCCTCCCTTTCTATTGTGAACTTTCTAAATGGATATAGTTCCGTTTCCTCATTATCTATCGCGTGATTGAAAACCGCCCTAATATTCCTTAAATGGATTGAAATCGAGTTTGTTTTTATTCCGGTATCTTTTAGCCATTTATTGAACGATTCTAGCCATTTCTTTGTCATTGTTTCAAATGTACAGGTTGGATCATAGGTGAGAATCTTATTTTTTGTCGCTTTATATAAAACGATTGTATTTTCCTTTGATTTTGTTGCTACAAACTCGTCTATGTAGCTTACGAAAGTTTTACAGGTCGATTCGTTTTTGATAGATTTTATAATGTAGTCTTTTAACGCTTTATCGCTCATTCCTCTTAACTTCTGATTATCGTCAAGTATAACAAGTAACATTTCAACACGATTAATGAGATTCCGAATCGCTACGTTCTTAGTTTTATGATTCTTTGCGTTCTTATTATACTCTGTGCCCGTCCATGTTTCCGGCGTAGCGCAAAAATCAGTGCATAACATTATTTGTCCTTTGTGTCTGACTTGTAGCTTAACCGGAAATGTACCGTCTTTCTTTTCTCTGCGGGTGTCTAAGTAAAAACTAACTGTTGCCATATTATTATCATTTTTAGTATATATACGCAAACAGCGTATAAACGGGATAGCGCGATAATAATGCAAGATGAAAATTTGCATTAAATTTGCATTTTTTCTTTTGAAAATACCCGTTAATAACGCCTAAAAACGATACTTTGATATAGATATAAGGCAATAAAAAAGCCCCTTACTTGTTTGTAAGAGGCTGATAATCAGATAGTAGTGGGTACGGGAATCGAACCCGTATTGCATGCGTGAGAGGCATGTGTCCTAACCGTTAGACGAACCCACCAGAGTTTGATAGATTTAAAAAGAGCCAAGTCTATAAAACTTAGCTCTTTTTATTTT